ATCTTCACTAGTTTCAAGAACTTCATACTCTCCTTCTTTATACCCCTGTATAAGTGTAACTCTGGTATTAAGATTACGTGTTACACCTATTTTTTTACCGGGTATATGATATAAGTAATACATACTTTTTATTTAATTTTATTGTTATATAAATGTAGGTTATGAGCAAAATGATAATATGTTCCAACCGGTACATTAATACGTTGAGAAACAAGTTGTTGTAACATTGAAAAACAATACTGATCATTACAAAAACCATACCAAAGATCATTAGATCTCATAAGTACAGACATGTTTAATTTATTATTAACTATGCTAAATTGTACAGCATAAGTACAAGGTGTATCTTTTTGATATTTACTTATTTCTTTGCCATCATAAATACTTATTGCTGCTTGTCTAGTATCTTTAACTTCTTTCAACATACCTACAACATGATCTAGTTGATAGTTTCTACTCCATTGATAACCATAATTAGATCTACACTTACCTTCTGAGTCTTGCATTTTTTCCCATATGGGAGGTATTGAACCATATATTTCACCTAATTGAGATATATGAGGATCCTCTGTTAAATACCACTCCCACTCAGCTTTCGCATAATCTTTATTCCATTTTCTTTCTTTATGAGTAATATCTACATCTGTTGGATTTTCTATATAAAACCCTATATTAAATAAAGCTTTAGTATCACCATATTTTATACCGTCTTTAATTATTTTTTTATAAAAATATTTAAAAACTTTGTCTGCATTTAAAAAACTATTTTTCACGTTTGTCATAATAATATTTACACATTTGATAGTAAGCTTGCATTACATTGTCTTTAGTATAAATTGAAGGTGATACATGAGGTACTTCACCTTTTTTATACGGTCCTAAACTTACTGTAATATACCACTTTCCTTTCTCACCATCAACAGGTTTATGTGATATTCTTATATTTTTATTAACACAATACCTGTACCATTCATTTTCTTTATTACTTGCTGAATAATTAGGTAGCGGGTTTGCGTATTTATTTTTTAATCCCATGGCATTACATCTATTATATCTTTGTTTACTTCATGTGGTATAAAACAACCTGATTTAGGTTCCCATTTAAATATAGCTTCAGCTCCATTTTCACCTAAATTTTGAAATTTAACTTTTAAAACTTTAGCTTTAACTGTTTTGTTTTCATAATCTCTATGAACTAGTATACCATGGTAACTAGCATCATACCATTCACCACCACCTTTTATGTTATACATATTAGGTTCTTCTATTTTACCGTCTTTATCTCTATACATTTTAGTTGGGTGTGCTACAATAAAAACTAATACATCAAATTTTTTAGCAAACACTTCTATTTTTGTAAGATATTCCATTGTATATTTATTAACATCATCTGTTTTACAATCAACATCTCTTATTTTATTAAATGGATCTATAACTAAACATTTAATACCTTTTCTTTTTACAAGCTCTGCACCTTTTTTTAATACAGCTTCTAAAGTATATCTTTCCATATCAATAAAAAAGAAATTATCATTTATATGTTCTGATACTTTTTTCCATTGTTTTGTATTAATATCTCCAGGTGTTGGCATATCTTGCCATACTTTACGCATAAGTTTATGTGCGTGTAAATATGTAGGTGCATTTTCAGGTGATGCAAAAGCTGTTTTCCATTTATAATTTATATTGTATCCAACCACAAGTTGATCCACAAAATCAGACTTCCCAGAAGAAGGTATCCCAGTAACAGTAATAAACTGTCCGGTATAAGTTGAAAAAATTTTGTCAAAATTAGATAAACCGGCTTGATAACCAGGTTTAAAACCATGTTGTACAAAGTCTGTAATTTCTGTTTCAATATCTTTGAATGTTGTAACATTTTCCAAAGGAACGGGTTTTCCTTTTGAAATCGTGCTGAGAAAGTTTTCTTTTCCATGTTTTAATAAATATTCATTAGCGTCTTTACAATCTTTAAAATCTACTATAAAACAAACTTCAGCACCTAAACGTCTAATAAGCTCTTGTTGTAAAGCTTGACCAGCTTCATCATTATCAACTGCTAATATTATTTTTTCTTTATTATCAAAATAATCTATACAGTTGTCTAAATAATCTAAATTGTTTGAATTTAAAGTAGCTCCATTAGGAACAGATATAACGTTAGGTATACCGGCTTCGTGAAAAGATAAAACGTCCATTTCTCCTTCTACAATATAACATTCATTATATCCGATAACACTATCAATATTATAAAATATTTTTTCTGCTCCTTTATAAAGTTTAAAGTTTTTTCTACCATCTCTATATTTTATATTAACAAGCTCACCGCCCATCATATAATTAAATTTAATGGTGTTTTCTTTTTTGTTAGTTTGTGGCATATACTCAGGACCCTCAGAGACATTTAAGTCTTCAAGGGTTTTCTGAGATATACCTCTGCTTTTAAACCAATTAACTATTTTAGATCCTACAGGTTTATGGGTTTTTGTAGAGAAATCTGGACGAATATAATTTTTTTCACTATCACCTTTACGCTTGTAGGTATGTAGTTGATAAGTTTTATTGCAGTTATGACATGTACCAAGACCACGTTCCCAATCATAGGAAGAACATTTTTTCTTTCTATTTTCAGGTTTTCTATGTTCGTGAGACCACGGGCATACGCCTTGTGTGGCCTTTGTGTCTAGACTATATTGATTAAAGTTATCAATCAAAAATCCATTGATCTCTGTTGTCTGCATGTATTTATTATCCTATTTGTATCGTATTTAATTAGAATGGTAAGTCATCTTCAACTGGAGCTGGTTCAGACTTTGGTTTACTAGGCTCAGTTTTAGGTGCGGCACTTACATTATCTCCATTTGTCCACACAACTTTGACATTACCTAAATAAACTTTATCTACTTTAGCTTCTCTTTCTTCTTTAGTTTGTTCAACTATTACAGGACCATTGTTTCCAAATTGATCGATCTCATCATTTATTGTTATGCTTATAGGTAAATACTTACCTTTAGCTCCTACAATAATTTTATCCTTTGGGATATTATTTAAATTGATACTTGTTTTTAATATTGATGCCATTATGCTGTTTTTAAATTTAAGTTTTGAAACATTTTACGTAATTTTCTTGTAGTTAAAGGAGTATCCTTTAATCTACGTCTAAAGTTATCTGCTACCTTTGAATAAGGGTGATAACCATCTAATGTACTCGGATTTTTATAGAACTCAGCTAAAGGAAACCGTCTACCTGTTAGTGTACAAAGCTTAGTACTTCTTTTTACTCTTGCCATATTATAGAATTTCAGTTTTAAAAAATTGTTTAGGATCAAAATCTTTAGTTTTAAAAAATAGTTTATACTGCGCTACTGCCTCTTGTACTTTACGTTGACCCTTTTCGTAAAATTCTTGAGAACATTCACAGATTTTAATTTGGTGAGTTACTTTATCTATAACTATAAATATCATTTCATAATTAAATAATTGATTATAAATATAAGCTTGGCTATCATAATTATATCTTGATGCTGAAAATTTAAATTTATCTATATCAGAAGTAGTTTTTAAATCTACTATTAATCTTTCATCATGATTAATTATATCTGCTTTACCTTTCCACATTTCACCTTCAATTTCTTTTATACCAGGTCTTTCATATTCTACTTTACCTGATCTTATAAGGTCTTGACAGACTTTGTTATCCATTACTATTTTCACCATTAGCTCTATTTGATCAACTTCATGTTGTAATAAACAAAGTTCACCATTAGAGATCTCTTTATACGCTTTTGTGTTCCTTGTAGTAGACTCAACTATTTTAAATTTTTTTAGTTTGTCTGGTTCTAAAATAGCGGTATGAAAATAACCACCAATTAAAAAAGCTGGTCTAGCTACAGAGGGAGTATGTAACGCTAAAGGATTTTTTAATAAAGTAGAAATATCAGAGTTGCTTAAATACTGTTGGCCAAATGACCCGTAATAGTGTTCATCTATTTCTAACTTTTTTAAAATATCACTTTCGTTCATTTATAAAGTTGTTAGTTCTTCTTCTAATTGTTTTGTTAAATTATATTTTGCTTTAATAGCTTCTATTTTTCCACCGGATTTAATAAATTGTTTTGCTTTAGCAATTTGATCTATAGACATATTCTTAGAGTGATCGTTAACAGCATCACTATCTTGAGTATCATCTATTAAAAATAAATTACCTAACGCATATTTTTTACCGTAACTAGAAGCAGATCCAAATTGCTGAGGTGTTTGCATACCTTTTTGCATAAGATCTACACCAACTAAAGCTGTAGCTGTAATTGTTTCTTCACCATCAGAAATAGTTGCTTGACTCTCAATAATAGGCATAGGATCACTAGCAATTAAATTTTCATTTAGTGTTACAGTAACTCCTAATTCTAATAAAAAGGGTTTTGTTGCTTCGAGAATGTCTTCGGCTGATCTAAAGTAGTATTTGCCGAATGAATTAAATCTTGATTTTTTAGATTTAAATTTAGTTTGTATGGTTGCTAACTTGTCGTTAATATTCATAGGTTTTAAGGGTTTTAGTTAATAATATAATTATACTGTAAATTACAAATAATCAAGTACTTGTGAATGATCTACATTTTCTATAAGCTTCTGAACAGCTTGCTTTTTTATTTCTGAAATTCTAACATAAGCGCTAGTTCCTTCAATTTTAATTTTGCTTGCTATTTCTTTAGCAGAATGTTTATCACAATCAAGGCCATATGATAATCTTAAAACTTCATATTCATTTTTACTTAAATGTTTTTGCATTAAGCTTTTTAAATATAAATTTAAAATTACTAAATTATATGGCTCTGATTGGTCAGGTATTTGGTAAACCATATCTTCATCGCTGGTTTGTGTTTTAGCATCTATACTTAAAAATATAGAATTAAAAAACATTTCAACCATTTTTTTATCTCGAGGATTATTTCTTATCTCATTCATTTTATGCTCTGGTATCCTAATATTTCCTCGGTTTGTATCGATAGCTCTTCTTATACTACCTTTAATTCGTTTAAAGAAAAAAGATTTTAAAGTTTTTTCTTTATCTTTTGAGTCTTTTAATAAAGTATAATCAAGCTTGTCAACTGCTTTAGTTAATCCAATTGAACCTTCCTGTATAAAATCTGTTATATCCATAACGCCTGATGCTTGTTGTGAAGTAGAAAACTTACGTGCTATATTTTCTACTAACGGTAAAAACTTTATTATTAATTCGTCTCTTGTATAGTCTAATATATTTTTATTTTTTGTTTGGCTGATCTTAACATCTTGTTTATATCGAATATAATTTTGAACATTATATTTCTTCATTTAATTTATGTTTTTCCAGCTTCAATTTATTACATACATTTCTGTATATAGTTCTTTTAGATACATTTAATAATTTAGATACAGCAGACCATGTTATTTTTTTACCTAAAAAATTAAGATCCAACATACATTGATATATATCTTGTTGGTTTATACTTTTTGATCTACCAACTAACCTACCTACAATTTTTAATTTTTCTATTGTGCTAAGACCTGTTGATTGTTTAAAAATAACTTTCCTAATTCTATTATTAGGAGGTCTATCAAAAACAACATCTAAATTATTAAGCATATCTAATAAAAATTTTTCTTTAATATCAAAGGTAATAAAATTATTTCTTTTATCTGTTATATACTCAGCTATTTTTTTAAACTTAGTTTTGTTCATATCAGGATTTAAATATCTTAAGACTAACAAATGCCATTTAAGTGATTTAAAACTATTTATTTTAGCTTTACTTTTAAAAAGCTGATAACATTCATAAGTACCATTTTCATAATACTTTCCCCAATTATAAACATGTGTTGGTTTATCATTTATAGGATCTCTATTATATATAACCCTATTGTCATTTAAATATTTCATATTTCTATGTGACACTAGCTTATTACTCTTTATATACTACTATTACCTTTTGTCACTTATTTAATTTCTCAAACTTTTTAAGTTTTTTAGAATATTTTTGTATTAATTCAGCTTTACGTTTCACATTATCCCAATGATATAGTTGGTCCATGCCAAACATATTTGTATTATTACTAACATTTTTTAATACATAATTAGTTATGTCTAATCTAAGTTGATATATAGATCTCCATAAATATTCCCTATGTTCTGCTCTTCTGTTTCTTATTTTTAACATTTTTTTTAGTTTTACGTTTATCGTTTATATTAAATAAATTTACTTTAATTAAATGTTTATATAATTGAGTTCTTGACATATAATAATTTTATATATTATCTAACTTATTATTTAAGATTTCTAATTTTCTTTTAATAATCGTCGCTTTTTTATAATCTTCCTTATCAACATACTTACTAAGTAAATGATTTAATCTATCAATTTCCATAGCCAAGACCTCCTTTTCAGAAGGTCTATATATTTCTAAGGTTTCATGGTTGTCATAATAGTTAACTATTTTATCTAGTACTATTTCTGCAACTCTATGAGCTAGAGTTTCTAACTCCTTGTTAGTCATTATTTTTTAATTTATATTTTTTAATTAATTCATCAGCTGTACCTACAAAGATACATTCTTTTTGCCATACATTATATATAGAGATGTAAGTTTCTTCACCATCTTTCGGATATAAAGTATAAATAAATTCTTCACCATAATCACCGATTTCACCATCACACTCATATAAATATGAATTACCAACTCTATCTTTAAATTTGTTTACTAGTTGCGCCGCGAAACAACCCGGACCATTAGCAAACTCACCCATTTTAACTTTGCCTGATATTCCATTACCCATTTTTATAGGCCCTGCAAACTCAGCAAGCTTGACACCTACCCATTCAGGATAACCATCATATTGTTGATACATATTTACTATTGCTTTTTTAGGCATTTTATGGCCTTCTGCAAATGATATACCTTTTTGTCTTGGTATTACTCTAGTTAAACTTCTTGTTCCCATTATATTTGATTTAAAATTAGTGGCGCTGGTAGGATTCGAACCTACGACCTTCGGGTTATGAGCCCGACGAGCTGCCCTCTGCTCTACAGCGCAATATTTTGGAGACGGATGAAACAGGAATGATTTCGTGGTCGCGACTATCACTACTTTCTGTTTATATCATCTTTCCGACCTACAACCTAATTCACTGTGGGCTCACTTCTGAACGAAGTTACATCGCCTCCCTTAGATTATCTACAGCCGTTCCTGACTATCTCCATATTTTTTACATTTATATTATCTATTTATCTTCGTATTTACTTTGAAGCTCATTCCAAACATCGTATTCAGGATTTTCTGGTTCATCGTTATGAAGTAAATTTAAAATATATTTCCATGTTTTAAGATCTCGTTTATATGAGTTTAAACCTTTTTCTAATAGTTCTATACTTATTCTTCCATCATCAGAGCCATTTGCTATCTCTTGCATTGTTCTTTGTATATCATCTTTTAAATAATATATTTTAGCATGAGCTTTGTTTATTGCTCTGGTTTTTATTTCCTCATCTATATTTTTATCCATGTTAGTCCTTTTAAATTAAACCATTTATTAATTCCTTTAATCTGAATTACATTGTTTTCTTCATCTAATTCTTCTCTGATTTTATATCCAAACGATGGAGGTAAATCACCTAATAAATATCCTTTATATTTTCCTTTATTAGTTTTTAGTATTGTTTTGTTTATCATTATATTTTTTATTCTTATCATCAACTATTGTTTTAAGCTGATCTCTGAGCCTTTTTTCAAACTTATGACCCATACTACCTAACTTAGTTAATATTGTGTTAGTGAACCTATAAAGCTCCTTATTTTGTAAAAGCTTTATCCTGTATCTATCTTTATAAAAACCTTCAGGTTCTTGATACTTTTTATTAGATTTAATTCTATTCTGTAAACGTGTTTTTAAAGTAGTATAGACTAAGAAATATTCTTTTTCCCAAAACTCATTAATGATATTGTCAAATGTTTTAAGGCCATGAAGCACTGTTGCATGATCTTTATTTACTTGTTTACCAATTGACTCTAATGACTCATAGGTCAAGTCTCTACATAATCTGTAATAAATACACCTCATATAGATTACATCTCTTTTCCTAGTTTTAATGTCAATTGATCTATTAAATGCACTTTCAACAGACTTTTTAATTGTGATAGAGCTTATTGTTTTCATTATTATATTTTCTATTTTTAATTTGATTTTTTATATATATTTCAGCTTGTGATTTAGTGCTGAAATCTTTATAACCGAAAAATATAGGACCATCTTTCCACATGGCCCTATATTCATTATTAATTGTTGTTTTAATACAATACCTCATAGCTTTACATCGCCTTCAGGTGGATACTCAAATTTATTTCTACGTCTTTTGCTCGGATCTTTTTCTTTAGGTATTTTATAACCTACAATTGGGTTGATACCTAGATCCCACCAATTATCCGGTAATTTTCTATTTGTCATTTTGTAATTCTTTTAGTTTTTCTTTAAATATTATTATTATTTGTTCTCTTGACATTGTTGTATGTTCAAGCCAATATAAGACTTCTTGAATACAGTCTATTTCAGATCTCTCCATAGTCTTTACTTCTAATTAAGTTGTTAAACTCTATTGGATGCATTGATTTAATTGATTTGACAATAGCTCTGTTAAAGTCTCTTGATCTTCGCCTGTAGTCTTCACTTGTACACCACTTAATCCAAGATCTTGATCTAGTGCAAGAACGATACTTAGCCTCATAGGCCAAGCATCTATCTAATTGCTCTTGCATTTCTTCTACGGTTTTACCGTTTGCATATTTGTTGTTGTCTACTTTCATTATATACTTTTAACAACCTCAATCATTGCAATCAACCATAATGGTGATACAATAATAAATGCTATGATTCTTATTTTATTTATTAGTTTATTCATATTTTATTTTATTTAATTTATATCTATATTATCTATGTTGTAACGTATTTACTTTGACTCAACCCAGTTTATTAATGTTCGTTTACAAGCTTCTCTTTGATCTTCATTGAGATCATAGTATCCATCACAATCAAATTTATGTTTTGCAATACCATGTAATCCTATTTCAATATAAGCTCTATAACTATTTAGATTTTTCAATTGTTCATTCATTTTATTTATTTTGAGGCCAATATTCATCTTTCCACTGACCGTTTTCAATTACAGTCAAACCAAGTTCACTTGCTGCATAATTAATATGCTTGGTAGTTGTTGGGCTTGACGTCATACCTCTTACATTCCATTTAAGTTTGTAAAGATAGTCTCCAATTATCTCAGCAACGTGTGTATCATATGAATATATGTCGTTACCGATTTGTTTTAAATTTACTTTATATCTATCAAAAGTTTTCATATTATTTATATTTTTGAATTAATTTATTTATATCTTTTAAGTTTGAAAAATGATAATGATATATAATTTCTTTTTTATAATTGAAGACAGTGAAGTCATACATTTTAAATTTTGATGAATAATATATTTCAAATGATGTTTGTGTTTTTGGGTTTGAGTTAAAGTAGTTGTTCATGTTTTTATTTTAACATATTATCTACATTATAACGTATTTAGTTTGTATTGTTTTATATTATACCTTTATCTAATTTAACTTGTGTTTCATTTATATTTTCTTCTATCCACTCAAGGACTTCATCTTCAGGTAAAAACTTATCTAAATCTGATATATGTATTTTAACATCAAATCCAACATCTTGAACTGTTTCAACTATCCTTTTTATTACAGTTTCAAAACTAGGTTCATAGTAATAAACATCTGTTTCCCAATTAATATTAGTTGTGTCATTTGTTATTATATGCACTTCATAATCATCAGCTGTGTACCATGGCTCAACTGATAGATTTCCAGCTCGCCAACCAAAAGATTGATCTGCTATTTGTATTTCATTTACTTCATAAACATCTTCTAGATGCTTTATTAATTTTTCTATATGATCCATTATAATTCTATTTTATTTATTAATTTATATATTTTATCTATTTTTTCTATTAATTCTTCTTTAGTGTATATACTATCAACATATTTTATATCTTGTTTAAGACATGATACTTTTGCTAATATTACACCAATTGCCTTACATCTTTCATAATTTTTTTCTGTTTCTTCGTAGTATAATTCTTGATAAATGTTTTTTTTCATTGTGTTTTATTTAATTATATTATCTTGTTATTTAAGTATTTAGTTTGTATTATCCTATTAATTCTAATTGTTTTTTAATTTGTTTTAAAGCTTTGTGACTTGCTTTTGCATTTTGCCAAATTTCATAATCCGCTTTTAATTTCTCTAGTTGGTGTATAGTAACTTTTGCATTTAATAATATGTCTTGTGCTTGTTTTCTATTTATTTTTTTAGTTGTCATATTTTTATTTATTTATTAATTTTAATAATATATCTCTTAAATCTTCTCTATAATCATTAGTGTTTAAATAATCATATAAATGTTCAATTAATATTTTTTTATCTTTTTTATTCATATATTCTAATGTCTTTAAGATGTATTTTAAATATATTTGACATTGTATCTGTTATTGTTTCTTTAGTGTTATCATTATAAATGAGATTTAAATTCCATTTGTTAATTAATAACGATCCAGTTATATTCCAATCAATTACTTTTTTATTCATATTATTATATTTTAGTGAGTGAGGTGGGAATCGAACCCACAAATCGCATGTCTGGTCGGCGTGCTCCAAGTGCTCACTCGTGTATATTATCTAGTTGAAATCGTTTTTAGTTAAACTATTGAATAATATATTTCGTTTAAATTATAATATTCTTTTATTTCACTTTCGATCATTTCTTTGTCATTTGACCCAATTAAATATAATTCGTCAATATAATTATTATTTTGTTGATTATAAATTTTAATAGTCATTTTATAATTTTTATTTATTTTCGTTTATATTATCTTATATATTTCGTATTTAGTTTAAAGGTGTAATTTTATTTATTAATATAAATTTATTAAATAGTATACCGCGTGACACATTGTCATATAAAATACTTTTTATTGTCATATTGTCATTACGAGATTTTAAAACAAAATACATCTTTATATTATCTACATAATATCGTTTTTAGTTTGTCGCCAGCCAAAAACCATGCCAAACCTATAAAATATGACAAATTGTCAAAACTTTTTGTCAAAATGTCACAAAAAAGGGGGCCCTGGGCCAAAACAAAGTCGTTTACGTAAAGTGTTGATAGTCAGTAAGTTACGCGGAATGCAAATACTCTATGCTTATAACCACTAAATACGAGCAAGTGGTGACACTAGCTACTAATGATACTAAGAGTAACTACCTTATGTCACCTTTATAGTAAATAAACTAGCTTTTGCGTAAAAACTGTGTGTTTTCTGTAAGTATATTAAGTATACACAAACGTAAAAAATTATGGCGACAGATATATATATAGGAAGCATACAACCAACTGCATTTTACGTAGGTACAGATGCAATAAGTGAGATTTATATAGGTGACATACTAGTTTATTCATAAATGGCCATTATATATAAGTATCCTTCGGATGAAATTACTCTAAATGATTACCTAATTGGGACAGATCAAAGCGAAGAAAACGTAACACGTAGTTTTAAAGTATCTGAAGTGGTTAATACTATTTTAGCTTCACTGAATAATAGCACAGTAACATCGGTAACTGGGGCTGATTCAAAATTTATATCATTTACAGGCGGGCCTATTACAACGTCGGGTACCCTTACTGCGAGTCTGTCTGCCACCGGCACTCCCTCATCACTCACCTACTTGAGAGGAGATGGGACTTGGGCACTACCGGGTCCCACGCCAACGGACATTACCACAATAACAAGTGGTAATACATTAACCACCGATACAGAATCTTGGAATTTTACTGGTACAGGCGTTACAGCTAATGTATCTAGTAATGATCAAGTAACTGTTGACATACCAGGTGTAGGTACTTTTGTAGATTCTGTTTTAGACGGAATAGGTATTACAACAACAGGTGATACAACAACAAACCCATCAACTGGTAATGTTACAATAACTAATAACTTGTATCAATTAAGAGCTGGTGGTAACACAACGTTGTCTAGCACAACAGGTAATATAACAATAAGTACGGTTAAAAATGCTGGTACTGTAATTTCTGTAAATTCATCTATAGGTACAGAAGTAACAGATGCAACTACAAACGCAAAACTTGAAATTGATTTAACAGGTAGTAATAATTATATTAGAACAGTTAACGAAGAAGGTGGACAAGATGTTTTTGCAACAATAACAGAAGATGATTTATTACCATATAATCAATTAACATCTAGTAATGTTAAAACCAGTAGAGCAGGTAATATAACACAAGACATGCTTTCTGCAATCAAAACATATATTGATAACGCAGATAAAAATAAAGTGGCTAACGTAGAGCCAAGTGGTTATACAACTACAGCTAAGGCAATGCAAATGGTAACGCTTACTATTACAGAATATAACCAAATAGTAACAAAAGATCCTAATACTATATATTTAATTGTAGGTGCAGGTACAGCACACACTGTAACACTTAATAGAATTTTAAATATAACAGATACAGGTACCGGTGGAACAGCAAGCCCATCAAATTATAATGTAAGTACAACAATTAATAGTAATCCAGGTACATCTATAACTGGTGTTAATGGTACGCCTTATAATTTTGCAACATCATTTACAGCTTTAAACGGATATAGCATTTCATCAGGCCCTACGTTTTCACCTACAACACCTATAACAGGTACTATAAGTGGTAGTGCTACACTTAACCAAACAATAACAGCAAGTATAACTCCACCTATAAGTAGTTGTACAATGAGTGTACAGGTAGTTAATGTAATCAGTGGTAATGCAGCAGGTACTGCAACAATAACCCCACCATCTCCATTAACAGATACTACGTCTTGTGGAGGTACAAGTACATTTAATGCATCAGCTTCTTTTAATGCATCAGTTGCAAGCGGAAGTGTTGGTTGGTCAACAAGTCCAACTGGTCCATTTGTAACCCCTGCTAGTTTATCGTTTACTAATAATGGACAATCAAATGAACCTATATATGTAGGTGGTTCTTTAAATTATATAAACTATAGTGTTGATTTAGTTGTAACCAATAATGTTACTGTAACAGGATCAGGCGCTGGAACACCAACTTATACATTAGGTTTTACTGGTAATTCATCTCAATCTTCTAGTATTTCACAAGCAGGTGGAACAATAAGTGCCGCACTAAGTGGTTTAACACAAGGTGCTTCTTATTCCTTTACACTAAATTCAAATCAACCTAGTATTAATGAAGCAAATTATGCTTGGACAACACCAATCACAGCTACGTTTACCCCATCAAGTGGAACAATAAGTGGTGCAAATGCAACTGTAAACGTTACATTAACTGGACAAATAACATATACACAACCACCTCAACTACAATACAGAAAATTAGATGCAACAGCTGTAATGAATGCAGCTATATCAGGTAGTCAATATAGTTTAGTAAGTGCTGTGCAAACACCATCGCCTGCATCTTCAGGTACGTATACATATACAACACCTTCGTTTCAAGCTAGTGGTGGGTATTTCTTTAATCCTAGTGCACCTACAGTAAGCATGTCACCTATAGGTAGTAATGGTACTGTTACGTTTAATGTAACTGGTGGTCAAAGTGGTAGTGGAACAAGCAGTGGTGATCCATTAATAGAAAATAATCCTACAATAACAGGTTCAGCTACAATGACACCTATAACAGTGACTATAAAAGTAACTTATACTTTAAATAGTAATGCTACATATTCTGTACAATTCAATGGTGCAACATCACCTCCACCGTTTACCGTATATGGAAGCGGTAGTCAACAAACAACAAGTTTTGCAGTAACATCATCTAACACAGTTAGTTTCTCACTAAGCAGAACAGGTTCTTCTTGGTGTGATAGTACTAATACTTGTGTTGGAGGTCAACTTTATACACCAACTTGTGGTGCACAATATCAATGTCCAGCTTCTGTTCCTGAAGGTAGTGGATCTTGGCAAGCTAAATTAAATGGCACAGGAGTAAATCCTTATCTTGAAACATGGACAGCAGGTGGTACTAATTTAAGTTATAGATCAGGTCAATTTGCAGCAATGAATAATAATGATACGTGTGAAATAGTAATAATAGAAAATTAAAAAAATATGGCAATAATATATAGTTATCCAAACGCAGCAACGCCTACAACAAATGATGTTCTTCTTGGAACTAAAATGGATAATGATAAAGAAACAAAAGGTTTTACTATAGCTAGTTTAGCCGCGTTAGTTTCTGTTACATCAGGTACAGGTACAGTTACAAGTGTAGCTACTGCCGACTCAACATTTATAAGTATAACAGGTGGACCTATAACAAGCAGTGGTACTTTAACTGCATCACTGTCTGCAACAGGTACTCCATCTGATACAACATTTTTAAGAGGTGATAACACTTGGTCACCTGCAACAAGTACAGGATCACCTAATATTGCTGTGTTAGACGAAGGGTCAAGTATAACAAGCGCTGTAACTTCTTTAAATTTTACAGGTGGTGGTGTAACCGCAACTGTAGGTGCAAGCAATGATGTAACTGTAAACATACCTTCAGTAACAGGTGCTGTAACAAGTATTATAGGTGGTGATGGTATAAGCGTAGATCAAGCAACAGGTAATGTAACTGTTACAAACACAGGTGTATTATCTCTTGTAGCTGGATCAAATATAAACTTATCACCAGTTAGTGGTTTAGGTAATGTAACAATAAATGCAGAAAACAATCCAGGTACAGTACAAAGTGTATTACCAGGTGATGGTTTGGTGTTAGGATCTGGAACAAATACATCTAATCCAAACATTGCTGTTAGTTATATAGGTTCTAATAACTACATACTTGTAGGTTCTTCTGCAGCAACACCTACACAAGATGATTTTATACCATTTAACCAATTAAGTTCTAGTAATGTAAAAACAACTAGACTTTTAGACATACCAGAAACAGCATTACCTCTTGTAAAACAATATGTAGATACAGGAGATAGTAATACTGTAAAAAACGATACTGATACATATACAACAACCGCAGTAGTAAATAACGTTGTAACATTAACACAAGCAGAGTATACAGCTTTAACCCCTAAAGATGTAAACACTTTATATGTAGTAGTTGCTAATGCTAGCGCAGGAACAGCATATACAGTTACTTTAAATACAACAAACAACATTACTGGTGGAACAGCGGGTGTAGAATATGTATTATCAGGCGATGTAAACGGTGCAACACAAACCGGTATATCAGGTGAACCTTATTCTTTTACAACTATAGCAACACCTGCAGCTGGTTATTATTTTTCAACACCAGCTGGTGGTTTAACTGAAACAGGTACAATAGCATCTACAACAAATGTTAATCAAACTTTAACAGGTGTTATAGCTGCTGTACCTACCCCAACAGTAACAGCTACACTTTTAGTTGTAACAGATATTCAAGGTGGACCATCTGATGGTTCAGGTTTTACATTAGGTGGTAGTTTAACAGGTGCAACACAAACAGGTACTTCACCTTTAACAGTTAACGCATTTTCAACAACATGTTCACCTGCAATGGGCTTTACATTTTCATCTGGACCTACAATAACAAATGCATCAGGAACAATAAATGGATCACAAACCGTAGTAACAACAATAACAGGTACACTACAATTAACATAGTAAAAAATAAAAAATGGCAATAATATATAGCTATCCTCAAGAAACAAATCCACAAGCTGCCGATCTTTTAATTGGTACTTCTACTGTTACACAAGACGGTAAACAAACTAATGTAACAAGAAGTTATTCAATTCAAACATTAACAGATTATATTAAATCACTTGGTGGTATAGGTGTCGAGTCAATAACATTTACAGCTCCACTTACAGGTGGTACAATAACAAAAGACGGCACAGTAAGTATTCCACAAGCCGATACATCAACAGATGGTTACTTAAGTTCTACTGATTGGACAACTTTTAATAATAAATTAGGTGGTATATCAGGTACACAATATTCTATACCAATATGGACTACAACCTCAGCTCTTGGTAATTCATCAATTGCAGAACCAGGCGGTGGCTCAACTATAACAGTTGGTAAAACGCTTACACCATTAGCTGATGCTACTTATGATTTAGGTGTAACCGGTACAGGCAGGTGGAGAGATTTATTTTTATCAGGTACAGCTAATGCTGTAAATGTAACAAGTACTAATATTACAATAACAGGTACATTATCAGCAAACGGTAGCACTGGTACATCAGGTTATGTATTAAGTTCTCAAGGTGCAGGTGCTGCTCAATGGTTAGACCTTACAACAGTAGCAGATAAATATGATTTAAACGCAACACAAAGTGTTAACGATGTTAACTTGAATTTAGTATCTACATCAACAGGTGATGACTCTACAGTTAAACTTGTTGCTGGTAATAATATAACACTTACACGAGATAGTGCTACACAAGTTACTATAGAAGCTGCAACAGCAGGTGTTACTACTGTAAGTTCAACAGATCCTGATACTATAACAGTAGCAAACGGAAGTTCAACCCCAGCGTTAACAGCTGTAACAGCTGCAGTAAGTGGTAGTTCACCTAATTTAGCTACAGGTGCTCAAATACAAACAGCTATTGATAATGCGCTTATTGGATCTGTAGAGTTTAAAGGTGGATTTAATGCAGGTACAGGCGCAATAGATGGTGGTGGTAATTTAACAACAGGTGCATCAAGAGTTGCAATTGCTGTAGGTGATTTATATGTAGTTACAACAGCGGGTGATTTTTATGGTAGCGAACCACTTGGTGTTGGTGATCAAGTAATATGTAAAACAGCTGCAAGCGTTGGAGCTTCTACAGTTAATGATTGGACAACAGTTGAATCTAATGTAGTACCTGCAACAGCTGGCGCAACAGATGCTGGTACAACTAAAGGTGTAGCAAGTTTTGATAACCAAATGTTTGCTGCTACAGCAGATGGTTTTGTAACATCAACAACGTTAAATAGTGTTAATGTAACAGTACAATCAGTACTTGGTGTAAACAAATACTTTGTAGATGGTAATCAACAAGAAGATATGTATCTTGCTAGAGCCACTACATTTTTTATAAATCAAGATGACAATAGTAACGATAATCATCCATTAGTAGTAAGCACAACTACACCTTCGCCTACACCATATACATCTGGTTTAGTTTATTTATTAGACAATGCTGTAGTAACACAAGTTAATTATGTTAACACAACAAATTTTAATGCAGCAACAACAAGAAGAATAAGGGTAACATTACCACAAGGATCTCCTGTTTTATATTATGTTTGTAATTATCACACTGGTATGGGTGGTAATATTTTTGCTACAGCAACAGGTACAGGTGTTACACAAGTATCAACAGGTGCTGGTTTAACAGGTGGTCCAATAACAGGCACAGGTACTATATCACCTGATTATACTACAGCAAACAATATAATACTTGCGGCACCTAATGTCTTAGGTACAGTTGTTAATAATGATAAAATTATAGTAAATGATTCTACTGCAGGAAATGAAGTAAAAGAAGTTACATTATCAACACTTAAAACTTATATTGGTGCAGGTACAGGTACTGTAACCGGTACAGGTACAGCAAACCAATTAGCTAAATGGAGTGCAACAAGTGCAATAGCAGATTCTAGCATACAAGACACTGGTAGTTTAGTTACTATTAGTAATCCTACAAATGTTACAGGAAAAATAACAGCACAAGCAGATTTAGAACTTGATGCAGATTTAATTGATATAAACGGAAACACAGGTACAGCTGGTCAATTATTATCATCACTTGGTACAGGTAATGGTGTTGATTGGATTGATGCTCCAGTTAGTTATACTAATTGGGTATTAGAAGGAGATAATGTAACAACTGTAGATGTAACAGATGGTTTACGTGTAGATTTTCAAGGTGATACTGGAATTACAACAAGCGTAACTGCTGGTACACCTAATGTACTTAAAATAGATTTAGATGACACAGCTGTTACACCAGGTAGTTATACTAATGCAAGTATAACAGTTGATCAACAAGGTAGACTTACAGCTGCATCAACAGGTTCAGGTGGTGGGTTATCTACAAGAACAGTAATGAATTTTACAGGTGATGGTAGTGATACGGGTTCAACTGGAACTTTTGCATTAACACCAACACCTTCTAGTACAGCTTACACTGATGTATATATATCAGGTGTTTATCAACAAAAAAATAGTTATTCTTTAGCAAATGGAAACGAAATAGTTTTCAGCGCAGCACCACCTGTAACAGCAACAAATGGAATAGAAATAATTATATACTCATAAATGGCCATTACTAAAATAACAACAGATAATATAGATCTTAGTGGTAACACTACAGCTTTAACTTTTCCTTCAGGCGGCACTGTTGATGGTAATTTAAATGCAGTTGATTTTCTTATTGTAGCTGGAGGTGGTGGGCTTGGAAGAGCTGACCAAGGTTGGTATGGCGGAGGCGGTGGAGGCGGAGGCTTTAGAACTTCTATATCTAGTGATGGTAATGGAGGTGGACAAGCCGCTGATAATGCTTTAAGTCTTTCCACAGGTGTTGCTTATACTGTAACTGTTGGTGCTGGTGGTGGCGGTGGTGTAGGTGGCGATACTCCAGGAACTACAGGTGGAGATTCATCAATATCAGGATCAGGTATATCTACTATAACATCTAAAGGTGGAGGCGGTGGAGGTACATATGACCCCGGTACAAATAAAAATGGTTTAGATGGTGGTTCCGGTGGTGGTGGTGGTGGTAATGATGGAATTACTACTGGAGGTGCTGCATTAACAAGCCCAACTATTATGGGTTACGCAGGAGGTGATCACCCTGCAGGTAGTGGAACAAGTGGTGCTGGAGGTGGTGGTGCTGGAAGCGCAGGTCAAGATGGTGCGCAAGGATCTGGAGGAGGAACTGGTGGAGCTGGCGGTGCTGCTAAAGCTTCAAACATTACAGGTTCTGCTGTATATTATGCCGCTGGAGGTGGTGGAAGATATGGTTACTCTAGTCCAGTTAATGGAGCTGCTGGTGCAAACGCAACTGGTGCAGCTAATTCTGGAGATGGTGGAACTGCTACAAGCGCCTCTGGTGACGGTAAAGCAGGTATAATAATATTAAAATATAGTTCAGCTTTTACAGCAACATACTCTGCAGGCGCAGGTGGTTCAGCTAATGCAGAGGTAACAATAGGTAATAATAAATATATAGAAATAACAGGTGGAACAGGTACTGTTACTTTTTCAGGTACAGAAGTAATCGGTAGACCAGGTGCACCTACAGAAGGAATATTAAGAGATAATGTAACAACTGGTGCTTTAGAGTTTTATAATGGATCTATATGGAAAAAAATAAGAGGTACACTTGTAAGAGCTTGTACAACATCAACGTGCAATTATCCTACAGGTGCTGGATGTCAAGCTTTATATCAATTTAATGATAATATAAATGACACTTGTGGAAATTATAATGGTGTATCAAGCAGTAATATAACATATGCAGCTGGTAAATATAGTAATGCAGCACAACTTAATGGATCAAGTTCTAATATATTTTTACCAGATAATTCTAATTTTGATTTAACAGCATCTCAAAGCATAAGTTTGTGGATTAACTCTAATAACTCAGGTAATGCTTGGTTGTTTCAAAAAGGTAATCCTGAATCTTATGGACTTTGGACAAATGGTTCTATTTTATATTTTACATTATATAATCCTTCATATTCACAACTTACTACTTCATCAATTACTCTTAATACATGGTATCATGTTGTATTAACTGTTGATTCTGCAGGAACTGGTTGTATATTATATTTAAATGGAGTTGTAGCAGATTCAAACACTTTTGGTTCTGCTGTAAATACTAATACTAGCGATGTAAGAATAGGATCATATCAAGGTGGATCACTTTTTTGGAATGGAGCTATAGATCAACTTAGATATTTTAATACAACTTTATCTTCATCTCAAGTAACAGAATTATACAATGAAGTAGGGTGTTAAAAATTAAAATATGGCAACAACAAAAGTAATAAACGATCTTATTGATTTAAATCAGACTGGTAATACACAAGGTTTAAAAGGTTGTGTAGGAACAACAGCTCAGCAACCAGCTTCAGATGAAGGTGCACTTAGAACAAATACAGATTTAACATCAGGTAATTCTAATAGTGCTATGCAATTTTATAAAAACCCAGGTAATTTAACAAATACTGGATGGGTTACACTTACTAACAACGATATAGTTCCAGATCCTGTAACAAGTAGTTTAGAAGTTTATTTAAGTGTGTTTGATTCTACATCTACAGCGAATTTTACAAGCGGTACTAATGCAGCAAATACTACATGGGTAGATATATCAAGTAGCGGTACAAGTAGAGATGGTTATTTTGATGTATTTAGTGGAACTAATGCATTTGATTGGGATGCTACAAATAAAATAATAACAACTAACAGTACAACAAAATTATATCACTCTATGCCAAGTGGTTATGGAAGTAGTTTTACTACAGAACTTTGGTTTAAAATACCAGCATCATCAACTGATGGTTATGTTCAAAGCGATACTCAATATTATTCAGCTGGTTATGCAAACTACATACAAGCGCCAGGTGGTGCTGATATGCAATGGGCTAGTTATACTGGAGGACCTGATTATTATAATCCAGGTATTGATGTAACTACTGGAGTTTGGCATCAACTAGTGATGAGTTATGATAGCAATAGTAGATATGGTTGGATTGATGGCGCATTAGTTGCAAGTGATACTAGAGGATCTGGTAAAACAGCTGCAGGAGCTAATGCACAAATAAATTGGGGATGGTTTAGTTGGGCAAGTAGCACTACTTTTGTAGGTGATTTAGGAATAATAAGGGTTTATACAGATAAATTAACAGATGCAGAAGTTTTACAAAACTGGAATGCAAACAAAGGAGATTTTGGATTAAGTTAAAATTATGGCAAACACAAAAATATTAACACCGGATTTAATAGATCTTACAGCGGTTAATAATAGCGCTGGTACAGTATTACCAAAAGGACTTACTGCAGGAAGACCTAGCAGTCCTTCTAATGGTGAGTTTAGATATAATACTACAAATAAATTAATAGAGTTTTATGATGGTGTTCAGTGGGTAGAACTTAGTGATACTATTTATGCTGATAATTTTTTTAATACAGTATTATATGGAGGTACAGGTTCTGCTCAATCTATCACAGGAGCAGGTTTTCAACCGGATTTTGTTTGGACAAAAAATTATCTTGCTACTGCTTCTCATTATTTGTTTGATAGTGTTAGAGGTGTAGGAAAAGAAATTTACTCTGATTTAACCGCTGTTGAGTACACTGATTCTACAACAGTAACTTCTTTTGATTCAGATGGATTTAGTGTAGGAACAGGCACTGGTGTTAACAATAGTAGTAACTCTTACGTTGCCTGGCAATGGAAAGCCGGAGGAGCTGCAGTGTCAAATCCAAATGGATCTACAAGTTCAACTATATCTGTTAATACAGACTCTCAATTTAGTATAGTTAAAAGCTCAAGTGCAGCAAATTTTTTAGAACTAGGTCATGGTTTAAATGGTAGACCAGATATGATTTTTGTTAAAAGTCTTACATCTACCGCTTATTGGATGGTTTATCATAGTGCAATAGGTGAAGGAAGAAGATTAAAATTAAATGATACAGATGCCGCTACAGCTGACACATACGCTTTTCCTAAGGTAACTAATACAACTTTTAATTTTAATATTAGTAGTTCAAATCAAGAATATATTTGTTATTGTTGGAAAGCGGTAACAGGTTATTCTGCTTTTGGTTTTTATACTGGAAATGGTTCAACAACAGGGCCAGTTGTAACAACAGGCTTTGAGCCTGCTTGGGTATTAATAAAAAATACTGCAGTAGTTAGTGATTGGGCTATATTTGATGATAAAAGAAATACATCTAATCCTCGAGACACGGCACTTTGGCCTAATGATAATTTACAGCAAGGTACTTATACGTACGGAATAAACTTTACTGATACAGGTTTTGAAGTTATAGATAGTGATAGTGATTTAAATGGATCAGGTAATCAAATAGTATATATGGCTTTTGCTAAATAGTTAAAAACCAAAAAAAACAAGTAACTATATATTTTATAACCAAATGTCAAACAATTAAAACCCAAACCTTATGACACTATATTACCAGACTAGTTCGTGGAGTAGTCAACCACAAGTTTCAGAAAAAACAAAAACCCTTTGGAAACATGTAGCCGAAAAGAAAAATTGGCGAATAACCCAACTACCTAACGGTTTTTATCAAACTGAATACCAAGATCCTGAAGCTGAAGAGTGGATAGATGTAACCCGTAGAGAAACACTTGAAGGTGCAGAAGAAGCGGTAATAGCTTCTGTAGACCATTACAAGAAAAAAATAGAGTTTTTAAACGGACCAAAAGTCGTTAAAACCTTTAAATAAAATTCAATAAATAAAATTAAATTTAATTAAATATGTCAGACTTAATAGTCAAAAATCTTAATTTTGGGCAGGTAGCTCAAAGTCAAGTATTTAAAGGAATTGATAAACTAACACAAGCCGTTAGCTCTACTTTAGGAGCTAGCGGTAAATGTGTGTTACTTGAAGATGATCAAGGTAATCCTATAATAACAAAAGATGGTGTTACTGTTGCTAATTCAATAACTTTATTAGATCCAGTAGAAAATATGGGCGCAAGGCTTTTAAAAGAAGCTGCACGTAAAACAGTAAATGAAGCTGGTGATGGAACAACAACAGCCACCGTTTTAGCTCACGCTATATTAAAAGAAGCAGAAAATTTAGAAATAAATACTAGAGAATTAAAACAAGGTATAAATTCTGCTCTTATAAAAGTATTAAAATATTTAGAAAAAAATACTTTACCTGTAAAAGGTGATATGATAGATCAAATAGCTACTATATCTACAAATAATGAACCTAAACTTGGTAAAATAATTGGTGATGCTTTTAGATCTGTTGGTCAAACAGGTGTTGTAATGATGGAACATTCATCACTTCCTGAAACAAATGTTGATTTAGTTGATGGTGTTCAATATGATAAAGGTTTAACAAACCAACATTTTATTACAAATAAAGCTAAAAAAACTGCAGAGTTAGAAAAACCTGCTGTTTTACTTATAGAATCACCAGTTGAAAATATCAGACAAATACAGTCTGTATTAGAACATGTTATAAAAAAGAACATACCTTTATTAATTATTGCTGATGTAGAAGCGCCTGTCATGGCAACACTTGCTATGAACAAAACAAAAGGTAATATTAAAGTTAATATTATTAATGCGCCTACATTTGGTGTTAATAAACGTGAAACATTAGATGATTTAGCTATGCTTACTGGAGCTACTGTCATCAATGAAGATCTTGGAGATGATATGGATTTAATTCAACCTGAATTTTTAGGTAGTTGTTTAAAATCTATAACTAATGAAAAAGATACCATAATACAAGTTGGTGAACCAAATGAAGCTGTAACAAAAGCTATTGAAGCAGTAAAAAAAGAACTCGCTAATAAACCTAATCCAGCACATGTAATAAGATTAGAAAAAAGATTAGCAAGGCTATCAGCTAAAATTGCAGTAGTTAAAGTTGGTGCAAACTCTGATATAGAGTTAAAAGAAAAAGCAGATAGAATAGAAGACGCAATATGTGCTACAAAAGCAGCTATTAAAGAAGGTATTGTACCTGGTGGTGGTATTGCTTTGCTAAATGCTTCAGAAGAAATTAAAACAAAAAATATAGCTGAACAAGTACTTTTAAATGCTATAACATATCCTTTTAAAGTTATTTTAAATAATGCTGGTATTGATTGTAAAAGTTTACCTGAATTAATTGGTAAAATACAAGGTAGAGGATTAAATGTAGTTACAGGTGAAAATGTAGATATGATTAAAGCTGGAATTATAGACCCATTACTTGTAACAAAAAGTGCTTTAACAAATGCTGTATCAGTAGCAACAACAATATTATCAACCGATTGTGTAATTAATAACATAAGAACTAATGAAAGCAATAGGTAATAATATAATTATTAAACCAGAAAAAGTAACTACTGAAAAAACAAAAGGTGGTTTATTAATAGTTGAAAAAGACAGAGAAGATTTAAGATATAGAAAAGCTCAAATTGTTTCTGTTAGTGATGAAATTAAAGTATTAAAAAAAGACAATATAATATATTATGATAAAGCTGCTGGTCATGGTATAGAGTTTAATAAAGAAAAATTTATTGTTATTAAGTTACAAGATGTTGTAGTTGTATTATGAAAAAAGTTAATGCAAGTGACATCAGGGATTTAAACTTATTAAAACATTATAGGTTAATCCGTAAATGGGCTTGCAGAAACAATAATTTAAACGATGCAGATTTAGAGTTATTGATATACTTTGACTGTATGGATTTATTTACTAAACAAGATTTTAAAATCGGTACTTATGCGTATAGTTGGGATAACAGGCGCTGGAACAAAATGGTAAAAAACAATTGGATTGTGACGTGGAGACAACGAAACAGAACAACACAAAAGTACAATATCTATAAAGTTTCTTTCAAGTGTAAACAACTAATTGCTAGAATGTACCGTATTATGTTAGGTGAAGAAGATTTACCTACAAGTAAAAGAAGAAACCCTATAATGAGGGGAAAAACATACACAGATAAAGTTTTAATAACTGCAATACATAATCTTAATAAAGACAAAACAAGATGAAAAAAGACGCACTTTTACAAATGGGTATGGTAGATCCAAGTAAAGAAATAAACCCCATAAGTACTGTTAATCCAAATATACAAACCCAACTGCCACCCCAGTCAAACACTATGGGTAGTGCTAATCCAGTTTTTAGTGATAAAACACAATTTGCTGCTAATGCAATTTATGGTAATGATGTAAATAGACAAGCATCTATGTCTAATTTAAGTTCAATGAGTGGATTAACAAAGTTAGATGATTCTTCAGACTCTCCATTAGAAGGTAATGCTTTTACAAAAGCTATGGCAGATACTGGTGGTGATTACGAAAAAGCACAAGAAATATTAAAAAATAAATAATTATGAACTCACCACTTAATAAAGAAGGATTTCCAGAAGTACCAAAAGCAAAACAAGGTAAGTTTACTAAATGGGTAAAAAGCAACATGCCTGGTAAAGATACTTGTAGTGCTGCTTCATCAATAATGCAAAACAAAGATAAATATTCTAAAAATGTAGTAGCTATGGCAAACTATGCTAACAATTTTGGATGTAAAAATAAAAAATCAAAAAAATGAAACACGATCCAGGTTATAACAAAGCAAGTAAAAACAAAAAAGTTGGTATAGTTGGAGAATCTCATATATGGGATGGCCCTTTAAATCAAACAGGCAGAATACATGGAGTAGGTTCTAGTTCAGGTATTACTGGTATGGAAGTATCTAAAGCTCCTTGTGGCCCAAATGCTTATCAAGTAAAGTTTCCTATAACTAAGTTAGTACAAGGATAAAATGGCAATTTCAGATATTAAACTATTAGCTATTAATGGTATAGCTCTTGCTGTATCAATGACACATATAGAAGTTTCACTTAAAATAATTCTTTTATTAGTAACTATAGGATACACTGTATCTAAATGGGTAAAATTAAAAGACAATAAAAAATAAATTATGGAAAAAGGACACTATGGCCATTACACAGGTAATGCTAGACACTCACACACCCCAATAACAAAAACAAATGTTCATGCTGCTGAAAGAGATGATGCAGCTCATATTTCTTATTTAAAAAGAGATATTGATTATGATGCAAAACACGGTCATAGTGATATTGACATGACAGCTGATGAAAAGCATATTTCTAAGTTGGCTGGTGATATAAAATATGATTCTAAAAAATACAAATAATCATGCCAAAACAACCATTTTATAAAATAGGTAGCGTTTTTAATCAAATAGGTAATACTAAACAAGATCCAAACAAAGGTGAAGGTCCTGATTACAAAACATATACTGATCCTAAAACAAACACAAAAGGTAAATTAGATTCCGGTAGATCTTATGCTGAAGCATATAAAATTGCTAAAGATAAAGGCTTAACTGTTCCTGGTGAAAGTCAAAAACAATATAGTGATTTTGCTAAAAAACAATTAGCTAATTATAGAGAAACAGGTGTATGGATGAGTAGAAAAGATTTAGGATTTCAAGATAGATATGACACCGATGGTAGAAACACTACTAGTTCTTCAGGTGGAAACGCAAGCAATAAAGCTATTGATTCTTCAAGTAAAGTAAACATTGATCCTTCTAAATATATGAAAGATTATTCTAAAAACTTAATTGGTCCTGATCCTATGAAAGTAAAAACCAACTTAACTAGTGGTAAAGAAAAAGGTTTAGTACGTAGAGCTTTACAAGGTAAATTTGAAGGTGAATTAGTTGATAAAAACTTAGCTAGACTAGGAACTGGAAGAGCTGGAAAACAATTTATAAGATCTCTAAAAAAAGAAAGTGCAGCAGAGGGAATGACTGGAAGAGAAAGAAGATTACAAAAACAATTAGCTAAAGCTACAGCTAATATGGCAGCCGCTGGCGGATCTGTAACTAAATCAAGAGATGGTAAAGTTATAAATAGATCAAATACTGGTAATATAGGTATTAATGCTGATGCTGCTTTTAAAGGTAGAGCTAGAAGAAAAGCTTTTAGAGCTGTAAAAAGAGCAAACAGAATATCTAGTAGAATGAAAGCTTACGAAGGAGATAATTATTCTAGAGCTTTTGAAAAATAATCCCGTGTGGACTGGGTTATAATATAGTCGCGGGTGGAGAGAACGCACCCGGATCAATCGTTACATGTTTTTAGATTTTTAAATATAAAGATATGAGCAAATACGAATATATATATAGAGGTATTAGTTATACTCCTAAAAACAATAAAAAACAGAATTAGAACTGTATAAATCTAACCAATAACAATAACAACAACAATAACAAAAACAAAAACAAAATGGCAAAATTTATAAAATTTCCAATAGTTAAAGATAGCGCGGCTCAGCCACTAGGCCCATCTTATGATGTTTTAATTAACATTGAAGATATAGCTAAAATCGCAGCTACAGGTAACACTGGACAAAATGCAAAAACTTTAGTTGTTAGCTACAAGCAATCAGCTATTGGCACACCAGACGCTACAAATCCAAAAACAGCTACGTTTGCTGTTCATGCAGATACTGATGGATCTGTAAACCCAACGCTTACTACTGGTCAACCTAATACTATTTACAATGCGGTAAATAAAGCATTAACTGCTAACCCAGGTGGTGTTTCTTCTACTGTACAACTAGGTAAAGATCAAGCGGCTACTCCGCTACAAATGTACTTTAGTGCAGTAACATACGCATAGTATTATGAAGTCACAAGGATTAGGCGATTCAATAGAAAAGTTTACTACTAAAACAGGTATTAAGACCATTGTTGATAAAGTCAGCGAAGGTCTTAATATTCCTTGTGGTTGTCAATCACGTAAAGAAGCGTTGAATAAAATGTTTCCATATAAACAATAATGGCTTTTAAAATAAATAGACCTTATCCTAATTATTCTACTCCAATACATGAAGTAGCTTTAGAAGAAGGTGTTTTAGGTAAAGCGGATAGAAATGGAAATATATTAATTAATAAAAAAATAACAGATCCAAAGCAAAGAGAAGATGTTATCAAACATGAAGAAGTACATATCAAACAAATGAAAGATGGTATTTTAGATTATGACGATAAATATGTTTATTATAGAGGTAAACGTTATGCCAGATCAAAAATGAAAGAGGGTAGTCCAACTTTGCAATGGGAAAAAGATGCAAATAAAAAATAATAAAATGGGAAAAGGAAATAAATCAGTAAGTCAAGTACATCCTATAATGAAGCACATGAGTAACAGTGCTTTTAGACAAGAAGGTGTAGCTCAAGAAAAAAAAGATCTTATGGAAGATATGCCAGTAGATAAAGATGCAACTAGCAGAGGTATGTCTAAATATGGTCCACTTAAAGCTCATCATCCTATGAAAAAAATGGGTAGTATGAAAAAAGATGGTCTGCCTAAACACGGTCAACCATTTCATGCTTATGGAAAACCACCTATGAATAAATTAGGTTATAAAGAATAGACATGTGGAAATTACTACTAGGTCTTCTTAAAGGAGGTGATGGTAGAAAATCTGTCGCTGGAGGTTTAGCTTGGGAAATAAGAGAAGCCATTAAAGGTAAAGAACTTGATCCAGAAAAATTAATAGAATTACAAACAAAAATCAATATGGTTGAAGCCTCGCATAGAACTTTATTTGTTGCGGGGTGGCGACCTTTTGTAGGTTGGATATGTGGTTTTGCTTTAGCGTATAATTTTGTTATTCGTGATTTATTTATATGGATTACAAAATCAACAGACGTACCACCACCACTACAAATGGAACATTTAATGACTGTACTATTAGGTATGTTAGGATTAGGTGGACTTAGAACTTATGAAAAAATAAAAGACAAAGTAAAATAAAAATGGGATATTATCAAAATAATTTAAGTGATTTTGCAACCGGTGGAATAGAGTTGCAAGAATCTAAAACACTAAAAGCAGCTGCATTAAGTAATTTATCTACTAATACTATAGCTGGTTTACCAGCAAGTAGTAGCGCTATTGTATATGCCACTGGAGGTACATATCCTGGAGCTGCTAGTCTTGAAACAGTAAGTATACCAAGAGGTGTTACTTTAGGCGCAACGTTTTTAGTTGCTACAGATGGAGCTGGTGCGGTAACTAGTGTTACTGTTGCAAACCAAGGACCAAATGTTGGTGGTTCTGGACAAACAATAGAATTTAGTTTAGCCTCATTAAATTTAGCTTTTGGTTCAACAGGAATAACAGGAGCTCTTACAGCTACTATTGCTGGAGGTGATTTAGAAAGACCAAGCGGTATATTTAATGAGAAAAAACCTGCTTTATATGTAGGAGGTACAGGTGATATAAAATTAACGTTAGCGTCTGACTCACAACCTATAATAGTAAAAAGTATAGCAGCAAGCACAATTTTACCCTTTGCTGTATCAAGGGTATATAATTTAACAAGTGATACAGAAACAACAGCAACAGAAATTATAGCGCTGTTATAACAATAATTATTAATTTAAATTTAATCAAATGACAAAAAAAACAAAAGAAGCTAAAAAGCTTACAGATAATCAACTAGCTACTATTAGAAAACAACAAGAAGAAATTGCTCAAATATTAAAAGATGTGGGGTTTTTAGAAACTCAAAAACACGGATTACTACACAAATATGCAGGCGTTGTGGAAAAAGTAGAAGAGTTTAAAGTAGAATTAGAAAAAGAATATGGTGCTGTAAATATTAACTTAGAAGACGGTACATGTACGCCTATAGAAGAAAAAACAAAAAAAAGTGAGTAATGTTATAAGAAAAATCAGTATTGGATCTGATTATAAAAATGACGCTATGCACTATGCTGTAGGCCAACAAGTATATGGTGGTCATACTATTTCACATATATTATGTGATGAAGAAAGTCAATCATATAATATTTTTATAAAAAAAGACGATGAGGTATTGCCTTGGAAAAAATTTAATTCTCAAATGGCAGTATCTGTTGAATATGATTTAGAATATTAATGAATAGTATATATCAATTTATTATAAAACCTGTAGGTGAAAGATATAATAATAAATTAAAAATAAACAATACAGAACTTATACTTAATTCAAGCATATCAAATCATAAATTTATAAATAGACACGCTGAAGTAGTTTCTGTTCCTCTTGCTTATAAAACAAACATAAAAAAGGGTGACACAATTATAGTACATCATAATTTATTTAGAAGATATTATAATTTAAAAGGCAAATCAGTAAATAGCACTAAGTTTTTTAAGGACGATTTATATTTTGCACACCCATCTCAAGTTTATATGTATTATAAAAAAGAGTGGAAAACAAACGCTGATTATTGTTTTGTAAAACCAGTATTAGAAAAAGATACATATAAAAATACTAAATTAGTAAAAAATACTGGAATATTAAAATATACAAATAGCACATTAGAAGCCCTTAAAATTAATACAGGAGATCTCGTTGGGTTTAAAAGTAATAGAGAGTTTGAGTTTATTATAGATAATGAACTTTTATATTGTATGGAATCAAATGATATTTTATTTAAATATGGAAACAAACAAAACAAAAAAACGTATAATCCAAGCTGGGCAAAAAGCAGTTGAAGAATTAATAAAAGTAGCTAAAGAAAAAATTGTAGATTCAGAAGATGATGTATCAGCTGATAGATTAAAAAACGCAGCTGCTACAAAAAAACTAGCTATATTTGATGCTTTTGAAATATTATCAAGAATTGAAGAAGAAGAAAATATAATTAATTCTATTAATAAAAACACTAAAGCTTCTAGTTTTGGAGGCTTTGCTGAAGGAAGATCAAGATAATGTATACAAACACTTTATATAAAATTTTACCTGATCATATAAAACCTAAAATTATAAAAAATAATAATAGGTATAAAAAATGGAAACCAGGTTATAACAAAGAACATGATGTTGTTGTTATAAGTAAAACAGGTAAAATAGGTGAGATATATGAAGTACAAAATTTAAAAATAGCTTTACCTTTAGTTGAAAAAGCTTATAAAAGATCTAAAAATAAAACAGATCAATACTGGGAAATATTTGAATACCCTAAAGAATTATCAAAACTTAAAACAGTTTTTGATTGGAATCAAACATCATTAGATTTTAAAAACACTTGGTATGACTATATTGATGAAGAATTTAAAAGACGTGAAGAAGGCTTTTGTTTCTATAACAATGGTGTTCCTACTTATATTACTGGTTCTCATTATATGTACTTGCAGTGGACAAAAATTGATGTTGGGAACGCAGAGTTTAGAGAAGCCAACAGAATTTTCTTTATCTTCTGGGAGGCATGTAAGTTGGATACCAGGTCATATGGATTGTGCTATCTCAAGAATAGAAGATCCGGATTTTCATTTATGGCTTCGTCAGAATTGGTACATCAGGCAACAATATCAAGTGATTCACGGTATGGGATACTTTCAAAGACTGGAGCTGATGCAAAGAAAATGTTTACAGACAAAGTTGTACCAATATCTGTCAACTACCCATTTTTCTTTAAACCCATTCAGGACGGTATGGATCGCCCCAAAACTGAATTGGCATACAGGGTACCGGCCTCAAAATTCACAAGGCGAAAGATTGATCAGAACGAACGTCCCGAGGAACTCGTTGGGCTCGACACCACGATCGACTGGAAGAACACCGGTGATAACTCGTACGACGGGGAGAAACTCAAATTACTCGCCCATGATGAATCGGGTAAATGGGAGAGACCAGACAACATCCTCAACAACTGGAGGGTCACGAAGACGACATTAAGATTAGGTAGTAGAATTATAGGTAGATGTATGATGGGTTCTACATCTAATGCTTTAGATAAAGGAGGTAATAATTTTAAAAAACTGTATGATGCATCAGATGTCACAAAAAGAAACCGCAACGGACAGACTAATTCAGGATTATATAGTTTGTTCATACCTATGGAATGGAATTACGAAGGATACCTTAACGCTTATGGGTTTCCTGTATTCGAAACTCCAAAAAAACCAGTCAAAAGTATTGATGGATCCAACATTGACATCGGTGTTATCTCACACTGGGAAAATGAAGTTGAAGGATTAAAAAACGATCAAGATGGTTTAAACGAATTTTATCGTCAGTTTCCACGAACAGAAAAACATGCTTTTAGAGATGAAGCAAAACAATCTTTATTTAATCTAACTAAAATTTATGAACAAATTGATTATAATGAAGATTTAAAAAACACTAATGTAATTACAAAAGGTAATTTTCAATGGGAAAATGGAATTAAAGATACTAGAGTTATATTTATACCTAATAATAATGGTAGGTTTTTAATTTCATGGGTACCAAACAGTGATTTACAAAATAAATATATTATAAAAAACGGTATAAAATATCCAGGAAATGATCATACAGGCGCATTTGGTTGTGATCCATATGATATTTCAGGAACTGTTGATGGTAGAGGATCTAAAGCTTCTTTACACGGTTTAACTAAGTTTTCAATGGAAGATGTACCACCTAATTTATTTTTTTTAGAATATATTGCAAGGCCTCAAACAGCGGAAATATTTTTTGAAGATGTTTTAATGGCTTTAGTTTTTTATGGTATGCCATTACTTGCAGAAAATAATAAACCTAGATTATTATATTATTTAAAAAGAAGAGGTTATAGAGGATATTCTATGAATCGTCCTGATAAAGTATATAATAAATTATCTATTACCGAAAGAGAAATAGGTGGTATACCTAATTCAAGTGAAGATATAAAACAAGCACATGCTGCTGCAATAGAAGACTATATTGAAAATTTTATTGGATTTAACAATGAAAGATATGGTGATATGTATTTTCAAAGAACACTAGAAGATTGGGCTAAGTTTAATATGAATAATAGAACTAAACATGATGCTTCAATAAGTTCTGGTTTAGCTATTATGGCTTGTAATAAAAATAGATACACGCCTACAGTAAAAAGAACTATAAATAATTTACCTTTAGACTTTAAAAAGTATAATAATAAAGGAGTAACTTCAAAAATACTAAATTAATGGTTAATATTAACTATAACAGTGCTTTTCCAGATCAGGTGGTACCTGAAGAAGAGAAAAAGTCAAAAGAGTATGGTTTACAAGTAGCCCAAGCAATTGAATATGAGTGGTTTAAAAACTCTAGTGGTCAAAATAGATATATTAATAATTTTCAAAATTTTAATAGATTAAGACTTTATGCTAGAGGAGAACAACCAGTACAAAAATATAAAGATGAATTAGCTATAAATGGTGATTTATCTTATTTGAATTTAGATTGGAAACCTGTTCCTATATTATCTAAGTTTGTAGATATAGTAGTAAATGGTATGACACAAAAAGGTTATGAAATAAAATCTTTTGCTCAAGATCCATTTGCTATAAAAAATAAAACTACATTTGCTCAAAACGCTATAAGAGATATTGAAAATAAAGAAATGATTGAAGCATTACAAGCTCAATTAGGTCCTAATGCTAATTTGTTTGCGTCAGCATCACCAGATGATTTACCTGGAACCACAGAAGAATTGGATCTTTATTTACAATTAAACTTTAAACAAAGTGTTGAAGTAGCAGAAGAAGAAGTTATAAATAATATTTTAGATTATAACAAGTATGATCAAGTAAAAAAACAATTAGCTTATGATCTTACTGTTTTAGGTATAGGTTGTGTTAAAACTGATTTTAATTTATCAGAAGGAATAACTATAGACTATGTAAATCCAGCTAATTTAGTATATTCATATACTGATGATCCTAACTTTGAAGATATATATTATGTAGGTGAAGTTAAAAGTATGTCTTTGTCAGAAGTTAAAAGACAGTTTCCTTATTTAACAGATGCAGAATTAGAAGAAATACAAAAATATCCAGGTAGAAATACATATTTAGAAAATACTTGGTGGGGTCAAGATACTAAAGATCAAGTACAAATACTTTATTTTGAATATAAAACATATCAAGATCAAGTTTTTAAAATAAAACAAACTGAACAAGGTTTAGAAAAAACATTAGAAAAACCAGATACATTTAATCCTCCACCTAGTGATAATTTCAATAGAATATCAAGATCAATAGAAGTATTATATAGTGGTGCTAAAGTTTTAGGATTAGGTAATAATATTTTAAAATGGGAGTTAAGTGAAAACATGACTAGGCCTTTTGGTGATACAACTAAAGTTAATATGAATTATGTTATTAGCTCACCTAGAATGTATCAAGGTCGTATAGAATCTATTGTAAGTAAAACTGTTGGTTTTGCAGATATGATTCAGTTAACTCATTTAAAATTACAACAAGTAATATCAAGATTAGTACCTGATGGTGTTTATTTAGATGTTGATGGATTAGCAGAAGTTGATTTAGGTAATGGAACAAATTATAATCCTGCTGAAGCATTAAATATGTATTTTCAAACAGGTAGCGTAGTAGGAAGATCTTTAACTCAAGATGGTGATTTAAATAGAGGTAAGGTGCCTGTACAAGAATTACAAACCTCTTCCGGTATGTCTAAAATACAGTCGATGATACAAACTTATCAATATTATTTACAAATGATAAGAGATGTAACCGGACTTAATGAAGCAAGAGATGGCAGTACACCTGATAAAAACGCTTTAGTTGGGTTACAAAAACTAGCAGCTGCTAATTCTAATACAGCTACTAGACATGTATTACAAGCTTTAATGTATTTAACTGTAAGAATTTGTGAAAATATTAGTTTAAGAGTATCAGACATGTTACAGTTTCCAACAACTAAACAGTCTTTGATAAACAGTATAAATGGTTTTAATACATCAACATTACAAGAAATTGAAAAATTATCTTTACATGATTTTGGAATATTTTTAGAACTTGAACCTGATGAAGAAGAAAAAGCTCAACTAGAACAAAGTATACAAATTGCATTGCAAGCTAAAAATATAGGTTTAGAAGATGCTATAGATTTAAGAGAAATAAAAAATATTAAACTTGCTAATCAAATGCTTAAATTAAGACAAAAACAAAAGCAAGAAAAAGATAGAGCTCAACAATTAGAAAATATACAAGCACAAGCAAATGCTAATGCCCAGTCAGCTGAAAAAGCAGCCATGGCAGAAGTACAAAAAAATCAAGCATTAGCTGATACAGAGGTTCAAATAGAACAAGCAAAATCTCAATTTGAAATACAACGTATGGAGCAAGAAGCATTAATTAAAAAACAATTAATGGCTGAAGAATTTAGATATAACATACAACTTGAAGAAATGAGATCTCAAACAAAACGTCAAAAAGAAACGGAAATAGAAGATAGAAAAGATAAACGCATACAAATGCAAGGAACTCAAGAGAGTGAATTAATAAATCAAAGACAAAATGATACATTACCTATAAATTTTGAAAGTGCTGGTAATGATAATTTAGATGGGTTTGGTTTAGAGCAGTTTGCTCCACAATAGATTATTAATTTTATATTATTATATTATGTCACAAAAAGAAGAAACAATGGTTGAAGAACCTGTAAAAGAAACTAAACAAGAACAAATTGTAGATACTACACCTCCAAAAGAAGAAGGTAGTTTTAAAATAAAAAAAGTTGTTAAACCAAAACAATTAGGTGAAGAAAAAATAATCCCTGATTTAATAAAAGTAGATTTAACTAAAAAACCAAAAGAAGATGCCATTCCAGTCGGAGAAACAAAGAAGGTGGATGTGGGCGAACAAGCCGGAGATAGCTCTAAGGTGGACGAACAAATACAAAGCACCAACGAAAATGTTACAGATAAAAAAGAATCTGAAGAAATAAAAGAAGAGTCTGATTCACCTTTACAATTAATAACAGATGAAGAAGATAACACTGACGAGACAAGAGTGGCAGGAAGCGATGAAACTACCACTACCTCACAGGAACAAGAAAAAGTATTACAGGAAACTGAAACACAAAAGTTACCTGAAAACATAGAAAAATTAATAAAATTCATGGAAGAAACAGGTGGTAATATACAAGATTACGCCCGTTTAAATGCTGATTATACAAATATAAATAATGATGTATTACTTCATGAATATTATAAACAAGCTAAACCTCATTTAGATGCTGAAGAAAGAAACTTTATAATTGAAGATTCTTTTAGATTTGACGCTGAGGTGGATGATGAGCGAGATATAAAAAAGAAAAAACTTGCTTATAAAGAAGAGATAGCGAAAGCCAAAAACTATTTAGAGGGCCTAAAAACAAAGTATTATGACGAAATCAAGTTGAGACCCGGCATAACACAGGACCAACAAAAAGCGACTGACTTTTTTAATCGCTATAATGAAGAACAAAAAGTACGTAAAGCTAGTCATGAAAGGTTTGTATCTGAAACAAAAAACCTTCTCAACGAAGAATTCAAAGGTTTTGATTTTAAATTAGGAGATAAAAAATTCAGATATGGTATTAAAGACCCTTCATCAGTGGCCAAAAGTCAAAGTGATATATCAACCTTTATTAAGACGTTCTTAAATGAAAAAGGTGATGTAACTGACGCAAAAGGATACCACAAAGCTTTATTTACCGCACGTAATGCTGATACTATTGCTAATCACTTTTATGAGCAAGGAAAAACCGATGCAATAAAAGAACAAATAGCTAAATCAAAAAATATATCAACTGAACCTCGTAAAACAGCTTCAGGTGAATTATTTGTTAATGGTTTAAGAGTAAAAGCAATTAGTGGCGTTGATTCTTCAAAATTAAAAATAAAGAAAAGAACGTTTAATTAAAAATAAATAAATAAATTATGGGAATTTTAACTCCACAATTTGGTTCAATAGTTCCTGCTCCTAATCAGCAGCTATTAGCCAGTAATTACTTATCTTTTACAGATGGTAATAATGATTTTGCGCAGCAATATCTACCTGAGATATATGAGCAAGAAGTAGAAAGATATGGAAATAGAACTCTTTCTGGTTTTTTACGTATGGTAGGTGCTGAAATGCCTATGACTTCAGATCAAGTTGTTTGGTCAGAACAAAATAGACTACATATTGCGTATGATAATTGTACTCACAACGGAACAAGAAGAGTAACTGTTCCAGCTCCTACTTCTCCAGGTGTAACTAGAAATGTTATTTCACCCGGTTCAACAGTAGTTTTATTAGATGATCAAGGTGCAGAGCTTAAAGGTGTTGTAACTGATTCAGATACTGCAAACGGTCACGTTGACGTAGCTCCTTACACAGCACAAACTTTAGCTAGCATTAATGCAAATAAATTTAAAATATTTGTATATGGTTCAGAGTTTCTTAAAGGTGCATCTACATCTAATGCCGCTGCAGGTGCTATAACAGGTAATACTTCTGTTCAACCACAAATAACTGTAACTCCTGCTTTTCAACAATACAACAATTCACCTATCATAATTAGAAACGTTTATACAATAAACGGATCTGATATGGCTCAAATAGGTTGGGTTGAAGTTGCTACAGAAGACGGAACTACAGGTTATTTATGGTATTTAAAAGCTGAGTCTGAAACAAGACTTAGATTTGAAGATTATTTAGAAATGGTATGTGTTGAAGGTGAAAAAGCTGTTAACATTGGAGCTGGTGATGCATTTGCTGCTGGTTTCAAAGGTACTGAAGGTCTTTTTGCTGCTATCTCTACAAGAGGTAACGTAGAAGTAGGATTTTCTGCGGCTTCTGGTTTAGATGACTTTGATGCAATACTTAAAAACCTAGATACTCAAGGTGCTATTGAAGAAAATATGTTATTCTTACAAAGATCTACAGCTTTAGATTTTGATAATATGTTATCTAATGTATCTTATGGTAGCAACGGTGGTACTGCTTATGGATTATTTGAAAACTCAGAAGAAATGGCTTTAAATCTTGGATTTAGTGGTTTCAGAAGAGGTTCATATGACTTCTACAAAACTGATTGGAAATACTTAAATGATGCTTCTACAAGAGGTGCTATTGATGGTACTCAATCAATTGAAGGTGTATTAATCCCCGCTGGTACTTCAACTGTTTATGACCAAATTTTAGGTACCAACATTAGAAGACCATTCTTACACGTTAGATATAGAGCTTCTCAAACAGAAGACAGACGTATGAAGTCTTGGTTAACTGGATCAGCTGGAGGTGCTTACACTT